CCCTAGGAGGATACTCCTGTTCCACCGTGCTCCCCGGAAACTCAATCTGACCCAAGGTTTTGAAATCCATGAGGACGTTGGACTCCACGACGATTTTCGAGGCTGACGTCAATTCCAGATTGGACGTCGCCTTAAAGGCGGTCGTCGGATTAGAAAATTGAACGGTATTAGACGTTACATTTCCAGTATCTGTCACCACTTGTAAATTGGATAAAGAAATACCGGAAATATTACTTCCATCACCGTACAAATAATCAGCTACAACATTCCCACCCACAGTCAAATTAGAAGAAACGGTCAGCTCACCACCCACCTCCACATTCGCGGTCGTCACGAAACCCGTCGTCGCGTTAGAAAATTGAATGGTATTTGAGGTAACGTTCCCCGTGTCAGAAACACTCTGGAGACCGTGGGCGGTCTCTATATTTATTCCACCAATATTCATCGCCTGTGCATACACGTTTCCTGAAACCACCCGAAGGTGGGAGTCTTTAATATTCAGGTACGTGTTCAAATTATTGATAGACATCTAATATAACGTAAGAAATGATTTACGTGTTATTAGGTGTGGGGACTTCTACGGAGTCGGGACAACGGGCCACTCAACACCCGTGAGATTCCCATCTTCATCTAGAGTGGGCCGGGCTGTTGTAGGGAGATCCCTTAGATCTCGGCGGTACTCGACCCAGTTCTGGATATCCAGTTCGAGACTATGTGGGTAATCTGGGGTCACGTACTTATCGCTCTCATTGAGGAGAGCGTTCCTCTCCTCTCGAAACTTTTTGATCGCATCAGCGTTTTGGAGTTTGTAGAGTGTATATTCGTACGCCTCATCACCGGGTTTTGCTATATTTTCAAAAACGACACTCTTCCATGTGGTTCCATCGGACGTATAAGGTTCACCTGGAAACATCTGTTCTAATACTTGGGTCAGCATATATACTTTACCCCGATATTAATTTTTTGTTATGATAACTTTACCATGTTCGAAGGGGGTATGTTGTCCAAATGTAAGGTTTGTGCCATTATTCCTCGAGGAACCACCATAACCACCTCCGCCCCAGTAACTTGGTGCCGCTCTGCCACCTACATATCCACCCCCACCACCAGCAGCGTGTGCACCACTACCACCACCACCACCAAATCCACCTAAGTTGTTGTAGGAAGAACTGTTGTACCCGTGGTTTCCTCCCACCGCACCACTGTATGGTCTCAGACCCTGACTTGGACCCGGGCTACCCCCCCCTGCACCATCTATACCGTATGAAGCCCCACCACCGGAGCTGTAATCGCCAGCCGCCGCCGCCGTTCCCGGTGGTGTGACAAGAGCAGCTTGACTGGACCCAGCGTGCTGGTACGACTGGAGGGAGCCACCACCATTGCTAGCCGTCGCACCCCCACCACCACCCGCGACAAGGTATAAACTACTCGGTGTGGCTCCCGAGCCACCATAATCCTCCTTGAGAACCCATGAAGCACCCCCACCACCACCGCCGTTGTTGATATCGCCGGTGTAATTATGATATTGACCGACAATAATGACTAGTTTTTCCCCTCTCGTCAAGGAAAAGTCACCTTGGGTCCAGGCACCGTAACCGGGGTTCGTGGCGCCGGACCTCCGTGATCCACTCGACCCATATGCCTTGATTGTATACGTTCCGGTCATAGGAATGGTCCAAAGCTGGAACCCTTGTATTCCCGATACTTGAGTAAAAAACGAACTATTACCGTAAAACCCTGTCCCCGAATAACTATTCTGGTTTACGTTGGGCCCGTATCGTCCCGAGGCACCAAGGTTCGTGAACGTGTGTGAGGTAAAGGCGTAGAGTGGTGGGGGGGTGTCGACTGCCGTCCAAGCTGTGCCATTATACATTTCGAGTTTAGTATCTTCGGTGTTATACCTGATCATCGCTGTGACACCAGTCGGTTGTTGTGCCGTAGTCCCACTCGGAACTATTATAGCCCCAGTTCCCGCGACGTGGAGTTTGGCACCTGGAGACGCAACTCCTATCCCTACATTTCCATTCATGTAATTAATCATAGTACCATTTGTCGTCCATTGACTCAGAGTTCCACTGATCGCACTCGAGGGAATACTGGTTAAACCCGCACCACTTCCCGAGAAGTTTGTCGCTTCGATAGTTCCCGTGACAATCAATTCTGCTTCGGGTGATATAGTTATCGTTCCTCCCATACCACTATGATTCGTGCAGTAATAGTAAAGTGTTGTGGGAGTATCTACGGTGACCGCAAATGTTCGTGTGGTACCGGTTGTTGTTATACCCTTAGTATACGGAGTTCCATTAGCATTTCCATCGTTTGTATTCACATCCGAAAATATAAAAGGGTGGGTCGCGAGTGTTGAACTGGATAGGTCGAAGATATATGTCTGGTGTTGGTGTAGCGTTAAAGAAGCTTGTGAGTCACCGTCGATAACGTATTTATTAGCACCAGATACTGTGACAACGAATGTCTTGGTAGTTCCGATCGTCATCGCATTACTCACGAGTGAAGTTGTAGAAGTAATACTTTCCGTGATACGCGCATCCCCTACCACATCGAGAGTTGTCGTAGGTCCCGTGGTGCCAATACCCAATTTTCCCTGTTGAAGCACCATCTGGGATTTGGCCCTCTCGAACTCATCCTTTTGGGCATTCCAAATCTCGAGGGCTTGGTCTTGTTGAATAAATTTATCGTAGACCCTAAAGTTCGCCACCTTATCGATGTTCCCGCCACCGATCTGGATAGGAATAGAGTCGACACCTGTTCCGTAATACTTGATTCCGGCAATACGCCCAAAACTCGAGCTATTAGCATAATAACTCTTAGCTTCTAAAGCTAAATATTTATACGCGGTCGAGTTACTTATGGTATCACTTAATATAGTTGATGTACCGAGGGTAGGATTTTTTCCCGTAACGTCTAATAATTTTGTCCACGCTCCACTACCATTCCACCCATATACGGCATATTCATCCGGAAACTCATCTCGTCCCTGTGGATTTTGGGCATCTGATATTACATCAACTCGAGTTACAACCAATTTATATGGTAATTCTAAACGAATCCAGTGACCTCCATCTGTGGTTGTACCCGATCCCGAATCAGTACCTAAATTGTGAGTACCACTAGTATCCCAAATCCAACCACTCGAGTTTGTCGCCACACTTTCATCAAAAGCTTCCCATGGTGGAGAGTCGTACAGTTGAGCAGAAGCCGTTGCCACATACCCCCTCTGAGCCGGGCCAGTCATCGCAATGTGCGGATACTTCAAGACATTCGTAGGATCGGGAAGGCGAATCAGGTCGTTCTCGCGGTGGCCGTAGAACTTGATTTCACCTATTTGTAAATCCACGCTGCTCAATGTTTTTGTGACTACGATTGCTAAATATTTATAACCTTTCGAAGCGTTCACGGCATTTGACGTACCCGCAGTTGCCGTTGTCTGACCCACGATACTTAACAATTCGTCCCAATTTACGTCGTCATTGGAACCGAAAAGTTTAAAATCGGATGGACCAGTACTCGTAGCAATTGATTGCATAAATAAATACGATACAACCAATTTATGTGGCATTTTCATTTTAATCCACTCACCGGGTGTTGTGGCAGAAGCCGATATCGTAAATGTTCCACCACTATCTAAGTTACCTGAACTATCATAAGCAGAGTCTAATGGTTTATAACCCGTTCCCGTGTTATCATCAAACGCTTTTACTGCATTATTACTCGAATCATATTCTGACCTCGCACTCACCACGTATCCACTCTGCGAGGACCCCGTCATCGCGAAGGGTGGATAGTCCCCGAAAGTATCTTCGACCTTATCATCGGCCACCTTACGTCCATCCAGGTAGGTGACTCGGGAACCACCTTCACCTTGGTATGTATACGTGAGATTGTGCCACGTGTTGGATTGGAGGTCTAGGTTTACGGAATCCAGCTTCTCTTGATCGGAAATCGAGAAGACACACGTGTTTGAGACATTCATCTCTAAATTAGAAGAATTAAACCACACTGAGACTGCATGGGGTTGGTCACCTTCCAAAAATGTATTCGCTTCTACGGAAAGGTTAGAGGTTAGGGTTCCGTTAAGGGTCCAATATTTATTGGGTGATGTCATAATCGCTTGGTTCCCCGAAGGGTCGGCACCACCTGAAATGTGGTTTGTTCCTACCCCTGTCGCACCATCGACGAGGACTTGGACACCCGTCAATTGTGGGTTATTAAACCGGGATTTAAAAGTCGTATCGACCGAATGGTCGCCCGCGGGTGGATCTTCTTCGTAGCCGTAGTATTCGAGTTCTTTGATAGATGTATCGGGTTGTGCGTTATTGTAAATCTTTGTGATAACTATGACGTATTCGTTATAATACCCTGAAATGGTCGTCGCGGGAATTATACTATTTCCCGCACCGACGGGGACTAGTCCGGATTGTGTAACAAGTAATTTCCACGTCGTTCCATCGTTTGAACCGTATATTTTAAAATTTTCAGGTGTGAAATTAGTTGCGGCGGGGGTCAAAAATACCGATTCGAGACGTATCTTTTTCGGCATCTTTATTTTAAGCCATTCTCCGTGGGGAATAGTAACGCCGTCAACATCGGTCGTCGCGATCTGATAATGGGTGTTAGTATTGTTAAAAATTCCACCCGCGCCACCGTAATTAGAAGCCGAATCGCTTCTCCATTCATGTACAGTTGCACCCCCGTTAAAAGCCTGATAGGCAAACATATCTGCGGTAGATGAATCTTGGGAACTCGCACTCACCGTATACCCCGCTTGGACGTACGTGTTGGTCGTATCGTTGCGGTCAAACTTCGCCTCGGTGAAAGCGATCTCAGGGTACCTTTTTAAGGACGGTGCGACCCGTCCGTGAGGTCCTGAAATATCGGTGATCACGTTGGAATTATGCTGGATGCCTTTCGTCTGGATTCGTCCTGTGGTCGTATCGACCATGGTATTCGATGAACCGACGAATGTGACCACGTTCGCATAGCGAATCTCGAGGTTTCCTGTCGTCTGTTCCAGCGACATATCTACTATTTGGGGAGGTTTTTTTAAACGAAAAAGTCCGGAGGACGGGACAAGTGCTTCGCACTTGGAACTTGGGTTCTTGCAAAGTGGGACTCGGTCCACTTTGGAGGAAATGTTTATTGAGGAGGGGTCGGCCACTCAACGTCCTTGAGGTTTCCGTC